AAGAACTTACTCAAACATATGCGGCAGTCCGATGTTCGTGATGCGCGTTTGCCCTTCCAGGGGTCTAATATTATGTATTCCATTTTGAAATTGGATAACACATGGTACCAAGACTCCGCAATTGGTTATTGGCAATCACATATTCAAGCTACTGAAGGAGCATTCTGTGGGTGGCGATACAAGAGTTCAATTGAATCTCAACCTGGTTTCTGCGGAAGTCCTATGGTTGTACAGACAGGTGAAGGATGGCGTTTTGCCGGAATCCATCTCGCTGGAAAAGATTCAAACTCCGCATGTGGTAGTGTTTGTTTAGAAGACTATCAAGCGGCGTGTGCCAAATTCTCTGTGTTGCCAGATATAGCAGATGAAGGAGTACTTTCCAACACTGTTATTGGTCAGAAAGATGCTGTGAAACTAGATGCACCTATGGATGACTCTTCGCCATTAAAGTGGCGTGAAGGTGATGTTAATTACGTTCATTTGGGGTCTGCTGGTGCTACATCGAAGTTTTACTCTTCTGTTGAGCCTAGTTTGATTGCTAAGACCGTTGAAGAGGTCACTGGCGTCAAGAATAACTATGGTCCACCTATGACTAACCCGTGGTATCAGCCCTATCACTTAGATTTGGATAAGCGTGCGGATCAACCACTTGGTTTTAGTATCAGTGAGATTAGTGTTGCGCGTGAGGATTATATTCGTGTGTTGTCAAAGACATATGAAGAGATGCATCCTGATGTGCGAGCTAGTTTGGTCCATCGGCCCCTGGATAATGTTGAGATCATGTTTGGAATTGATGGGTTGAAGTTCGTAGATCGTATGAATTTTGCTACATCACTTGGATTCCCTTACACAGGTTCGAAGAAGAAAGCCTGTGTTTTGGATGGTAGTGGTGTACCCGTTGATTTTGAACCTTGGGTGTGGGAGGAAGTCGCTACTGTCGAGAACATGCTAATGCATGGACAGCGTGCGAACCAGCCCTTCAAGACATCCTTGAAAGATGAGATCACGAAGCAATATAAGGATAACGGTGAACGTAACACGAAAGTTCGTGTGTTCACTTGTGCTCCCATTACCTTGCAAATTTTGATTAGAAAGTATTTTCTGCCAGTCGCTGCTTTTATGTCACGTTTCCCATTGAGGAGTGAACAAGCGGTTGGTATTAATGCTTCTGGTCCTGATTTTCATGAACTTATAGAATATCTTAAAGTTAATGGTGACAAGGTTGGTTATGTTGCTGGTGATTTCTCCAAATATGACCTTGGTATGTCACCGGATGTAATCTTGGCTGCTTTTGGCTGCATGATTGACATCGCTCGCCTCATGAAATTTGAGGAACGAGATTTGTTTCTTATGCAGATGATTGCAAACGAGGTTGCTAATCCGGTTGTTGCGTATCATGGAGAACTCATCCGTCTTTCAGGTAGTAATCCATCTGGGCAAAATATGACTGTCTACATCAATGGTATTGTGAATGCAATTTACCACCGGTGTGTGTACAATCGTGTTATAACAGACAAGTCGCTGTTATTCGAAGATAATGTTCGTGTAACTTTTTACGGTGACGATAGTCTGTTTGCCCCAAGTGAGCAAGTGAGTGACAAATTTCATTTTAACACACTTTCCAGTGAGTTTGCACGCGTCGGTATAAAATACACGCCTGCAGACAAGTCGGATAGTGCGCCTGATTTTGTTCCACTTGAGGATGTCGATTTCTTGAAACGTACCCCTGTTTACAATCCGGATTTGGAGATGTACTTGGGGGCATTGTCGAAAGAATCGATTTTGAAGTCCTTGTTTTGTTCCGCGAGTGATACACTTCCCGCCAACATTGCATCCGGAGTTAATTTGGATGGCAGTATTCGCGAGATGTTTAATCATGGGCGTGGACCTTATGAGGAGTGGCGCGATAAAGTCCATACTATAGCTTCTAAACACAATTTGGGTGCGTTTATTAACAATCTCAATACGTCGTATGATAGCTATATGGCAAATTTTGTACGTAAGTACCTCCCCGAGCCTGAATCTCATTAAACTTGTCATAAACGCGAACTGCCTCGCGTTGTGTTAAAGAGCAGACTACATATTTGGATACCATT